TGTATGGATCTCCAAATTGATTTGTAGAACTAAACGCTGTGTTTATCACAGACAACCATTGATCATACCAGTCGGGATTGTTTGGATCATTCCAGACAACATTTTTATTGTCTAGTGCAGTACCTTCAGAATCTGTTATTGGTTCAGTTGTTCTAATTTTGTTGACTTTGAGAATTCCTCTGGCAGGAACATTTCTTTTGGGCTGGTAGTTGATTAATTTTGCTAGTCTTAATATGCTTTCTCGTCTTTCAGCAGTGTCAAAAAAGTTTTCTCGAGAATTCAAATCAGTTCTAAATGCTAAACTTTGTCCTAAAAATGCCAACAGGTCAATGATGGCAATAAATTCACTTGACTGAATATAGTCGTTGAAATCTTCTGGGTAGTTGACCTGAATATAATCTAGCATGGCAGTTCTGATTGTGTCATAATCATATGCAGTAAAGTCTGCCTGATTAAATGTTCTATAAACTACCTTCCAGTCTTCTGCTGAAAATAAATTATCTTGTCTTTGTATTTGACTCATTATAGTGTTTCTCTTTCAAAGTTTAATGACATAGTTGATGATTGATTAAACGGTAGAATATTAATGTTGATGTTGATTCTTAAACCAGAATCAAGAGATTGTATGCTGATTGATCCTAGTTCTACTCTGGGATCACTGGCAATAATTTTTCTGCAATCTTCTAGAATTAATTCTTTATTTGCTTCATCAAGCGGCTCATAGATCATGTCCCAAATAATAGTGCCAAATTCAGGATTCATAACTCTTTCACCTTTTCTAGTATAAAAGTGATTGATAAGATCTTGCTTGACTAGATCAAGATCATATAGCTGATTGTTTTTTACTCCAGAAACTGTGCTAAATCCTCGATAAGTTCCAGAATACACTACATTTTCTGTTCTGTTAGAAACACCTGCTTGTTTATTGTCAAGTACTGAATATGCCATTTTTAACTACCTTAATACTATTTATTGCACATATAATATACGCACATAATTTGGTTGCATTTTGATCGATATATAAATATATTATTAAAAGCAACAAGTTATTAGCAAGTATTTAACATGAAAAAATTTGATCAATTTTCGTCAGAAGACCAGATAGATAAGTCATTGTTAGAGAACGACATACACTATCTATATGGAGACATTGACGAGGAAAATACTTCTGTTGCTATCAAATGGATATTGTCAGCTAACCTGCAAAAAAAGCCAAAACGTACACTTAAACTGTATATTAATTCGTACGGCGGCGATCTTTACCATTCATTTGCACTTATAGATGTGATGAAACACAGCTATCATAACATTTCCACAATTGGTGTTGGTGCTGTCATGAGTGCGGCATTTTTAATTTTTGCATCAGGCAAACAGGGTATGAGATACATAGCAAAAAATACCGGGATAATGAATCATCAACATTCAGATCGATTAGAATCCAAAATGCATGACATGAAAAGTGCCATGCAAGAAAATGCCAACTGTGAAGAAAGATGTTTTCAAATTCTCAAAGAAGCCACTGGCTGGAACATGTCAACTGTTAAGAAAAAATTGGATTCTCCAAGTGATCAATACTTTACGGCAAAACAATTGGTTGCTCTTCGCATAGCAGATCATATATTATAGTTACATGAGTAACGAATTAAAAAACTTTGTCCAGGGCAAAGACTGGTGGCACATGGATAAAAAACAGGCTGTTCAACTGTTGGATGTGATAACTGACTATTACAACGACAAGTTGAGTAAAAATGTGGAAATCCTGTTCGAAATGGATGATATTACTCTATACACCGCAGAAATCAAACAAGAATTAATGAAAGCACCTGAGTTGGTTTTCAAAAATGCTGGTATTCAGGTAAAAAAAGAAGAAAATAACGGTTGACAATATACACGTTCTAGTATATTATGTGTATATTATGTTAGAAAATATAATCAACAAACTATTTCAAATCGGAGGTAACGAAGAAATGGCTAGAACTAAACAATACGTAGTATATACTAGAGAGTTCTCAAAAGGTAGAGTTAACAACAAAGTTGGCGTTTTCCTTGATGAGGCTAAAAATGCAACTGATAACTCTGGTAACATCAATGGTGGTGTTATCAAGTTCAAAAACCTTGCAATGAAAAGATCTACACCAACAACTGATCTTATCAACAAAGGTTATGACTTTAATGTAAGAGTAATTGGTACAGGTTCATATGAAACTGCAAAACAGATGAAAAACTCAGTTATCAATCTGTTAGCTGATGCAGGCAGAACTGTTATCAATGCTAATGCATAATAATACTATCTAATTTATAATAATAAAAAGACGTAGTATAATAAAACTCAAAGGGCGGTAGAAATATCGCCCTTTTTTTATGACCTTTAACACATCTGTTAATAAAATCTTTAAACTTCTAAATAAATTTTAACAAATAAAACACTTGACACATTACTCATATGATGTGCTAAAATGTGTTTGATTGTTTAAAGGAGGTCCTTATTATGGATATCATTAATAAAATCAAATCATGGGCATCTGCACTAGCAGATGTTGGTGTATCACTGATAGCACTAGGTATTGTGCTTGAAGTGTTATTCAGCGGCCAAGGTATTCCTTTTTGGCCAAACATTTCTGTAATTGGAAATGTACAAGCAATTATATCAGGATTTAGTGATCAAGGATTACTAGGCTTGGTAGCTGTTTGGATTTTATATCACATTTATAAGTCTAAATAATCTAAAGACCTCAAAGATCTTTGAATTTAAAGGGCGGTGAGAATCGCCCTTTTTTTATGATTTGTTTAAATAATAATGTTAAATACTGCCATGGCAATAGAGCATAAACATCTTGTAGTAAGAGCAGAGATTCAAAAACCAATTTTTGATGAACCGGTTGCTATGGAATTCATTACCAAATTAATTGAAAAAATCAACATGAAAGTTATGTACGGACCTGTTGCAAAATATTGCAGAGTCGATGGTAACAAAGGTATGACTGCGTTTGCAATCATTGAAACCAGTCATATTGCCATGCACATTTGGGATGAATCATGGCCAGCAGTGGCACAGCTGGATGTTTACAGTTGTAGTGATTTTGAACCAGATACTGTGTTTGAACATTTACAACAACTTGATCCTTTAAAGATTGATTATAAATTTTTAAACAGAAAAGATGGATTTACTGAAATCTAATTATTGATTTTCTGTATCTTGTGATTCGTGTTCTGGATATGGCTCTCTGGTTGGGAATCTTGAAACAATAGATTCTTTGCCTGATTCTGTATTTCTTGGTGACGGTATAGTATCTGCAGATCTAGGTTTTAATACGTTTGTATACAATTCACCGTTTTCGTTCATTTGTAGTGTGATACTATCAACCGGAGTTGCAACTCCGGCAACTGGGCCATTCATATGAATAACTGATGCAGTTTCAAAATGTCCGCCAGCGGCATTGATATTACTTACGCCAAGTGCAGTCAAATTATGATTGATACCTGAGTATATATTAGTGGTTCCGTCTGTGCTAGTATCAATTCCGGAATCTGCTTTGACTTTGAAATGGCCTGGTGCTTCAATATGAACATTGCCTTTGATACTGCCTAAGTTCCTAGTAGATTCTGGTTGTGTGTCTAAATCTGTTTGATTGGCTTTTATGTTAACGTTTCTTCCTGATTCAATATTAACATCTCTATCTGCTCTAAAATTAATATCTTTTTCACTTCTTACACTGATACTGTCTTCGCTCCAAACTTCAATTTTTCCAGATTCTGTGATTTCAACCCAGCCTGTGCCTTTGCTGTTGACCACATATACAGAACTGTGTGAATCATCTAGCAATATTTGAGCACCACCTACAGTTCTTAGTCTAATATATTTTTGATTGGCATCATCCATTACAAATTGATGACCGCCTGGTGTTAACACACCAAAAACTTTTGATGGAATTTCTCTGCTAGCACTCGACTCTGTCAAACCTCTTATATTGTCGTTTTCTAAACCTTGTTGATATAATGCATTATACAGCGGTTCGTGTATGGGTCTTCTTACACCATCTTTTACAGGATTTTCAGTGTCATATAGATCTTGTGAATTAAAAGCTTCATCACTTACTCTGTTTGCTTCTGCTAATGGAGTTATTGGCGCTTCATCTCCAAATGTTTTACCTTTTGGAATACCCGGAAGCATGTGGTTTATTCCTGGTTGCATCACACAACCTAAACACACACCATTGTTGTCTCTAGCGTTAACAAATGCAACCACAACAATATTGCCAATATCCGGTGGTGTCATCCATAAACCATAACTGCGTTGTGTTCCTAGATATGTGTTTTCTTGATCTCCACCTTTGATTAGATCTTGTTGATTTGTTGCACCGGCAAATGGTGAAGTCCATATTACCTGTCTCCAATTGTTTGGATCAGTTTTGACTCCTTGACTGCCAACAATGTATACTTTGAGTCTTCCCATTCTGGCCGCATCTTTATTGTCCATAACTTCAGCAAATTGAACTGTAGAATAACCTGCAGATTTGCTAATGCCTTCCCCGGTAGACTTACGCCAGTGATCTGGTGATGATATGTTTTTTCCTGCCATTTTTAATATTTATTATGTGCTATTTTATTGATAGTCATTTTCTTGATCTATATACTGCATCATGCCGCCGGTAGAATAACTTCCTTCATATCTAACGCCGCCATCTTCGGTCTCATAATATCTTTCACCGTTTATTGGTTCTTTTCTGTTGCTGTTAGCATTTCTGTTTGCAGTGGTATTACCGCTAGTAGTATCAACTGCATCTGATTGACTGTCTAATTGTTCTAGATCACCGTCAACCATTAGGCTAAGATCTGTAATGGTGTCTCTAACTAAATCAAGTTTTTGTCGAAATTGTCCGTTGTTAAACTGTGTTTGTACTTGTACAACTCTGTACAGTGCAGTTAAAAATTCGTCAGATCTGGTTTCAGCTGGAGGTAATAGACCAGTGTCGACATCAGGTTGTCTAGGTGTTATGCTAACCAGCATAATTACATTTTCATTTCTATAGTTAGCAATTTCCGAGCTGTACTTTTCAGCACTCATTTGTGGGTGATCCATCCAGTAAGGGTCACCTATAATATCTAATTGAGCTCTTACCATTTCATTTGAACCAACTTTGGCATTTTGTAAAATAGTATTAAAATCAGATTGTGCACCAACTTCAGTCATTCCTTCGTTTAACGGCAACAAGTATCTTTCATAAAATTGAGTTGGTAACATTGTGCCATTAGTTTCTGCGGCAGAAAGATATTTTTGATCTTCAATTGTCTCTGCATATGTAATAAATCTGTCTTGTTTTCCTAGTTTGGTATATCCAGGACGATTGACACCGGTTGGTGGTTCAACAAAATCATTTGCATTTAATGTATTTGCTTGATTTAATTCAGTTAATTGTCTAGTTGGTGGACCGCCTTGAAACACATCAAGACTGCTGTTTACATCTTTAATAGATTCGTTGTAATCTTTAACTAGCTCATTATATGCTTGTATAGTGTTTGAGTCTGGTTCAACTGTGCCATTTAAAAAACGTTCTCTAGTAGTGTTCAAAATCTGCTCACGTGCTTTTAAAATTGCATAATTTTCACTGAAATCTACTTTATCATCTAAGATTGCATTGTTCCATGTGTTTTGATTTCTTTTGTTATTGGAATTAATTTCGTCAATTTTTTTCTGTGAACTGGCTTCTCTTGGTATTATTGAATTAAACTGTTCACTGTACTTGTTGTACAATCCTACCACAGTGTCTAAGCCAAAAACATACTGGAAGTTGTAATTGATATCAAAATTTAAAACATCAATATTGGTTCCAGTGTTGAAATAATCATATCTTTTTACCAGTCTTCCTGTGTCTAGTAACTTTTTTACTCTTACAGTGGTATACTGCTTATTGGGTTGATGTTCATCAACAATTGCCGCTGGTACTGTGGTATACTTTACTATATTGATAGTGTATATAAACTTTCTAGCATAATCTCTACGCAAAGGGTCATAACCAATTGGTACTGCGTGTGTAGAAATAGTGGCAAGGTATTTGTCAATATCAATATTTTTGATAGTGTCTTCGGATAATTTTTCAGCAATAGAATTTCTAGTTCCTTGTGCTTTTTTTTGAATGTATTTGTTTCTTGAAATAAACTTTTCTAAAATTTCTGTAATTCTAGTATTTTTTTCAATTTCGGCTTTAACCAGTCCCGATTCAGAATCTTGGTTGTTGAAATTTTCTTTGTTAACATCATCTATTATACCTGATTCTAAAAACTTTTCTTTTTCTTCTTCAACATCAGCAGTAACTTGTATTTCATATTGATCTAGTAGCAGTTTGCTCTGTCCAAGATAGTGTCTTTCTTGATCTTGTAAACCTTGTGCAAATTTTTTAGTAAAGTCTTCAAAACTTCCTACATCTGCCATTTGTAATTTAGCAACTAAATTATGATCATCAGCTTGTGCCATTTGCCCGGCACGAATTGCTTCTATATTGTATGTTGTTGACCCAACATCTATTGTATACTTAATATCAGAAATATGAATACAGTAACATCTACGTGTTCCTGGTATTTCAGATTCAGGTAAACTGCCATCACCTTTACGCCCTTTTAGATATACTTGTAAAAAATAAGGATGACTGTAATGATTTTCGATGTTTAATATTGCCGCTGATTTATAGATATTTCTTAACAGACTTGAACCCAACGGTTGTACAGCCTGCATAGAAAATCTATGAGAATATGTTATACTGTTTCTTTGATTGGGTGCTGTTGTGGCCTGCATTGTCAAACTGGTAATTTGCGTAATAGTGCTGGCTGTTTGTGCTAAAATTATTGTTTCATCTTGAAAAACTGATGAGTTGAGAGTGTTAATATCAGTAGGGTCATCTGGATTTGCTTCAATGTTTAACCATCGCTGAGTGTCTTTGGTAGTGGCCATTGCCAACGTGATATCGTATGTCACTGATTCATAATCATGTAAAATATTTTTTTTAAAATAATCGCTGTTGACATTATTCCAGATAGTGTCAATTCTTGTTTCGTTTGTTGCCATTTTTAATTCACTATGCCTGCTAGTGCTGTTTTGTCTGGCAGTCTAATTGTGATACCAGCTCTAAAATCATTTATTGGGTCTTGAATTTTATTCATATTTCTTCTCACAAACACCCACCACAATCTTGTGTCTCCGTATAAATCATATGCTAATAGATCTGGTCTACGATCATATTTGCTCTCTACTGTATAGTATTGATCATTACTGCTGGACTTTATAACAGGCATGTCAATGATGTCAAGATAGTCATTTATCACTCTTGTTCTATAATACGGTGAATTTTTTTTAGTAGCCATTAAATAAATCCTCCAGTGCCCGGATCTCCTAGGTATTTGCCTTTACGAAAATCATCAAGATTAAAGTTGTCTCTGACATTGCTTGGTATAGGAGCATACACTAGATCCATAAAAATTGTTAACACAGTGGGCACAAAACTTTTTGCCACTGCATTGTCAATTGTGCTTTGAATACTAAGAGGTGTTCCGTATTCTCCATCGTTAAATTCTGTTGCTTCCACATTCATTTGTTGTATTTCTTCATACGAGTATGGAATACCATTAATGACTCTATATGCTTCTTGAGTATTGGTAGCTACACTAGTGGATGGAGCTCCGGCTGGCACATAATCAATTTCTTGATCTAGACCAAAACTCACGTTTCTGACCAGTACTGGCACTTTTTCATACATGTATGGACCATAGGCACTGAACAGTAAAACCGGGGGCGGTATACCACGCTTTTCTTTGTTTTGAATGCCATAATAACTCATGGTAACTGTTCTTAAAAAATGAATCACAGCCAACATGTATCTAGCTTCTTCTTGATCTTGTGCTGTATATGGTGCTGTCACAGAAAATGTAGGAGAACTTCTTCTAGCAAATGCAAAGTAATCAAAATTTGTTTGTGGCAAATTGTATTGTGCGTAATCAACCACTGCTTGGTTTACTTGTATAGCTGGTGTGTAAGGCATGATCATGCCGTTTGATCTAGCTATAGGGCCTAGCAAATTAGCTGAATCGTTTTTTATGCCATACACTTCACGTATTGCACCGGGTTTGGCTTGTAATTTAGCTCTAAAGTCGTTTGAGATTGTCATAAACATATTTATAGACAAAATTAAAACTGTATTTTATCTAAAAAAATAAAAAAGATAAACATAAAAGGTTGACTTTTGTTACCCAATACACTTATAATAAACACAACATGCGAAGAGTAAATTATTTAAACAACAGAGACATTCTCAAAGAAATACACAAAAGTAAAAACAGCTTTTGTTGGTATGAAGACCCAATGTATCGTGACTACGATTTGATTGTGCGTGAAGGCATTGAAAAAATGACCAAAGCCAAAATCAAAGAAGCCAGACAAGCCAGGGCAGAAAGACTATCACAACTCAAATGTGAAGAATTAGGTGTTACCAAAGCCAAACTAGGCGAGCATGAGATTAAAACTAGAGATATCAAAGATCAAGATGTGGTTATTCGAGCATACACATTTGATCACATTCCAGATGATCCGGATAGAAAATCTAATCCCAAAACCATAGCAGATACCAAAGTCAAATTGAATTTTATTCCATTCAAACACTATGTATTAGATGACACAGACAACTGGAGAGTTGTGGGAATCAGCCATCATGCTGGACACAATCAATTCAGTTTAGAAAATGGTAGAATTACAGACAAACTGGGAAGAATGTTTATCAAGCTCTGTGAAAGATATGGCAGTAGAGGAAACTGGAGAGGATACACCTACAACGATGAAATGCAATCTCAGGCATTGTTACAGTTGAGTCAAATAGGATTACAGTTTGATGAATCCAAATCACAAAATCCTTTTGCTTATTATACTGCGGCCATAACCAATTCTTTTACTAGGATTTTGAATCTTGAAAAGAAACATCAGAGTATTAGAGATGATATACTACAAGAAGCTGGACAGACTCCTTCATTTACTAGACAACTAGAACATGAACTCAAAGTAAAATCAGAATTTGGTCCAACCATTGACAGCATCGATACCAAGAACAAATAGTCATTTGACATTTACATAAAAATCTAGTATAATTTAAAAAACTTTGAGATAATTTTATGTTTAAAAAAGCGGCCTGTTTCACAGACATCCATTTTGGTTTAAAAAACAATTCAAGACAGCACAACAACGATTGTGAAAATTTTGTAAACTGGTTCATTGACCAAGCCAAAGAGTTTGGTGCAGAAACCTGTATCTTTTTGGGTGATTGGCATCATCACAGAAGCTCAATTAATATCAGTACACTAAACTATTCAATTTCTAACCTTAAACGACTCAGTGAAGCATTTGAACACACATATTTTCTTGTAGGCAATCATGATTTGTTTTACAGAGACAAACGTGAAATATCATCTGTAGTGTTTGCTGAAGAAATTCCTAATGTGACAGTTATCAATGATATCACAGTCAAAGATGATGTGGCACTTGTTCCATGGTTAGTTGGCAACGAATGGAAAAAAATAAAAAACATCAAAGCCAAATACATGTTTGGTCATTTTGAACTGCCAAACTTTAAAATGAATGCCATGGTAGAAATGCCCGATCACGGCGAATTAAATGACTCACATTTCAGCAATGTAGAACGAGTTTTTACAGGACATTTTCACAAGCGACAACACAGAAAGAACGTCAGTTACATTGGATCTCCATTTGCTCACAACTATGCAGATGCATGGGACAACGATCGTGGCTGTATGTTATTAGAATGGTCACAAGATCCTAAATTTGTAATTTGGCCTGATGGTCCAAAATACAGAACTATTATGCTCAGCAAACTGTTGGAAGCACCAGACGATTATCTTGAACCAGAAACACATGTAAGAATCAAAATTGACATTGATGTCACATATGAAGAAGCAAACTTTATCAAAGAAAATTTTCAAAACACATATAGTCTAAGAGAGATCAGTTTGCTTCCGCACAAAGAACTAGAAGATGAAATGGAGTTTGCTGGAGAAATCAAATTTCAAAGTGTTGATGAAATTGTGTTAGATCAACTCAAAAATATTGATTCTGAAACATTTGACAATTCAGTACTGATAGAGATTTATAACAGACTATGATCAAATTAAAATCATTAACTATTAAAAATTTTATGAGTGTAGGGCAGGCTACTCAAGTGGTAAAACTGGATCAACCTGGTCTTACTTTAGTACTGGGTAATAATTTAGATCTTGGTGGTGAAGGATCAAGAAACGGCACAGGTAAAACCACAATTATCAATGCATTGAGTTTTTGTTTGTATGGCGATGCTATCACAAATATCAAACGTGATAACTTGATCAACAAAACCAATCAAAAAGGTATGAGTGTAAGCTGTGATTTTGAAGTTAATGGTCATAGCTATCGAGTAGAACGTGGTAGAAAACCCAACTATTTTAAATTTATTGTCGACGACCAAGTGGTCAATGAAAAAGACACCGACGAAGCACAAGGCGAAAACAGACTGACACAAGATGAAATCACAAGAGTGTTTGGCATGAGTCATGCACTGTTTAAAAACCTTGTGGCATTAAACACTTATAATCAGCCATTTTTGGCCATGAAGCCAACTGAACAACGTGAGATTATTGAAGAACTACTAGGTATTACTCAGTTGTCAAACAAAGCAGACCGGCTCAAAGAACAGATTAGACAGACCAAAGAAGATATCAAAGATGAAGAAAGCAGAATACAAGCAGTAAAGTCTGCTAATGAAAAAATTGAAGAAACTATTCGAAAATTCAAAATCAAAAGCCAGGCCTGGCAAGATCAACATGAAAAAAATATCACAGAGTTAAATGTTTCAATTGAAGAGCTTAAAAAGATTGATATTGAAAGTGAACTAGAGTTACACAAACAGTTGTCTGCTTGGAAAGATCAGCAATCAGAACTTACTGGCCTACAAAAACAGTTAGACTACGATGTAAGAGAAAGCACATCTATAGAAAAACAAATAGAACAGTTGAATTTGCATATTAACACACTAGAACAAAAAACATGTCCTATGTGTGAACAAGAAATACATGACGATACCGCTCATACAAAAATAATTGCTAATACACAACAAAATATAGATTCGCATACACAACAACTACAAACACTACAACAAAATATAACACATACACAAAGTCGTATTGAACAGATTGGTGATGTAGGAGCAAAACCTATAACATACTACAGTAATCTTGATGAGGCATATCAGCACAAACAAAATTTAAACGCACTAGAAACTGAACTTGCTCGTGTAAACAATGAAAGCAATCCGCATTTAGAACAAATTGAAACTTTACAAACCAAAAACATTGAACATATTGACTACGATTACATTAACAGTTTAACCAAACTCAAAGAGCATCAAGAATTTTTATATAGACTACTAACATCTAAAGATTCATTTATACGTAAAAAAATTATTGATCAGAACTTAGCATATCTAAATGCAAGACTAAATCATTATCTTGAACAATTGGGATTACCGCATGAAGTGATATTCCAATCTGACTTGTCTGTTGAAATCACAGAACTAGGTAGAGAATTAGACTTTGACAATTTAAGTAGAGGTGAGAGAAATCGATTAATTCTTGGCTTAAGCTGGGCATTTAGAGACATTTATGAATCTACAAACACACCTATTAATCTATTATTCATTGATGAACTTATTGATTCTGGTATGGACACACAAGGTGTTGAATCCAGTATGGCCATTCTTAAACAAATGACCAGAGAACGACAAAAAAACATTTTCTTAATTTCACACAAAGATGAATTAACAGGCAGAGTTAACAGTATTATGAATGTAAGAAAAGAAAATGGATTTACTTCTTTTGGTGAAGATTTTGAAGTAGTTAGTGTTCATTAAATACATGTATGGAACAACTCAAACAGCATTTTACATCTGATTATAACGGAAAAGACATATGGGATTGGTTACAGCAGGACACAAATATCCCGTATGTTAAACTAGATTTGGAAATTCCATGGAAAGAAATATATCAAGAAGCACTCAATGTTAAAGATCAATGTGTTGTTCACCGAGAACACGAAGGCAATGGCACATGGAAAAGTATATGCTTACACGGAATTGATGCAGAATATACTAATGACTGGATGTATTACGATGGAGAATTTTTAGAAGAACCAACCTACAAATGGACAAAGATATCTGATCAATGTCCTGTTACTACAGAGTTTTTTAAAAATACGTTTCCTTACAAAACATATAAAAGATTAAGATTTATGTGGATTGAGCCAGGAGGTTATATTTTACCACACCAAGACAATCATGAACGTTGTCTAAGTCCTGTAAACATATCAATTTATAATCCAGCTGGTTGCGAGTTTAGATATAAAAATTGGGGTAACATTCCTTTTACAAACGGAAGTGCATTTCTAATAGATGTAGGAAAACCTCATGCTGTATGGAACAGAAGTAATGAGTCAAGACTGCATATTATAGCACATGGCAAAAAAGACAAAACTAGATTTATACCATTACTAGAAAAAAGTTGGAATAAATACAGATACTAACAGGAGCAACAACATGAACATTGAGCAAATTATAAGATACTCTTTAGAATATCTCAATCAAACCAAATACTATCACTGGCAAACTAAGTCTTATGCTCAGCACCAAGCACTTGGCGGCTTTTATGATAAAACCAGTCTTTTAGTTGATCAGCTAGTTGAATCATGGTCCGGAAGATCGGGAAATATTCAAGTTGACAGTGGCAGAGTTGAACTAGTTAACTATACCAACGTTGAAGATATTATTGAATCTGCTATTGATTTACGAACTGCATACGAAGAATTCAAAGAAACAATCAACTACGGTGATGTGCAAAACATCATCGATGAAGTTGTTCAAGAAATAAATCAGTTAATATATCTATTAAAACTATCTTAGGATTTCAGTTTTAATAGATATTGATTTAGTTTTTTTTAACCAAAAATCCCATTCATCTTTTCGTATAAGATTATGCTGATAGTCAAACACATTGGTTAAATTAATCAACGTGTCTGTTTTTAAATTTTCCAATATCGAAGATCTAGTAATATCGCCAATTTTATATTCTATATCAACATCATTATTTCTTAAATGTTTTAAAATTGGTAATACATCAACTGCATCAGTATAACTGTCTAAATCGTTAATGTCATTAATTAATGCCCATGGCTGTTTGGTACATAGTTTATTAAATTCAATTACAAAACTTTTATAATCTTCTAAGTAGTTTTTAATTAGTAATTCTGTAAACATTAATGCAGTTATTGATATATCGTAAAATGTAATTTTTTTTATTTTTTGATAGACATTTTTAATTCGTATTAAACTTTCTATTCCATTGGCAACAGAAACATAATTTGAATACAAATTAGTAAACTGTTGTTTGCGATGTCCGGTTGTTAATGGATAATAGTAAGAATTAGCAGAAAGATTTTCATATTTTAATAGCTCTCTAACTTGCTCATTGTCGCTATAATAAACAAATTGCTTAGTATGTCTTTCATCTTCTTGAAAAGGTCTAATCAGTAAATTATTTTTTAACATTTCACTAATAACAAAACCACCAAATTTTAAATTTTCACATTTTATTGTTTTATTAGAATTTTTTCTAATCCATAACGGTGTATAATCATCATGAAAATTTTCTGTAGAACGTTCAATGTCAATTAAATTATTATTGGCTTTTTTAGTAAAATCTGGACAATCAATTTGTTTCCAATGACTAGCATTAATAATAAAATGTTGCGGGTGTAAATGATAATAGCGATTTTTTCTATCTAATAAATGACCGATTAACGAATATTGTTCTATGTCATTAAGTGAACTGGTAATTATATCTTCAATTTTTTTATTAAACAAAATGCCTTCTTCAATAACAACTGCATATGTTGTTTTAAGTTTACGACCCAGTAGCCATCTTAAATTGTTTTTGTTAGTTATAAAAATTTTATCTTCGTCAAAATCATGTAACAGCATTTGATAAAAATAATCACGTACTGATTCGAGTAGACTATGATTTCTTAATATAACTAAACTAAAATCATTGATTGTTACTTTGTTGCTTGACTGCATTTTTATTTTTTTCCCAAAACTCTTTGTAACTAATATATTGATAAGTTTGATATGTTTTAGTATATATTAAATCTTTCCATTGTGCAGGATCCCAAAGTACAAATTCACCTTGTCTTGAAATTTTAACACACAACAACCATTTGTCATTTGGTTCACAACTTTCTGATGCTTGTGATATCCATTCATTTAGCTGTTTTACGTCGTCACCTAATGCCAATTGATTCCATCTAAATTCGCCATAGTTTTTTGCTTCTATCACAAGCAAAGGAAAACTTTCAGGTGGTATTATATCACCTTTGAATCCTCTAGTTTGCTGTTCACTTAGATGTTGTATTCTGGCAATGTTTTGTCCGCCTACAAATGCTCCCGAGTAAGGAACTCTGGTAAAACTTTCTTGATACAGCTCACTCAAAAAGTTTGCAACATCTCTTTCGTACGATTTTCCTTTGTTTTTGCTTTTTCTACCACTCATGCTTTTCCTTGCTTTTTGCTATGTTATAATACAATATACACGGTTTTAAAAAAAAATGCAACAAAAAGGTTGACAATCCAGGGTACATTTATGTAATAATTGCAAACTATAGGCTCACATAGGCACAACTCAGGCAAAACATAGCAACCAAACTGATAATTATATCTCAGAAATGCGCCGAATCAAGTAGGTGGTGAATCTGGTGTTGCAAGGCAAGTGTTAACTTAGGCACAAATGATAACAGCTCTGCTAGAAAAAGAGATGCAACTGTTAGCTTGTATGTAAACAGCCAACTTTGGGTATGTACAAGTTCCGTTGGATGAAGTAGGAATGACGGGGGTATCGGCCAACCGCCTCCATAGGTTCCGCAAGTTGGATGACTGATCTCTGGTAATAATTTATCAAGGTCCCTTCACCCGTTACTGGGTGAAGTATGGCCAAATCCAGGTAATAGGGTTAAAAAACACATACAAATCATTTTTTCTAATACGATAATCACAATTATAAATCTAAAAGAAACTAACGCAGAGCGTTGTACCATAGAGCAGAGCTCTATGCCTACGTAGAAATAAATATTTTTAAACATGAAACAAATAACAGAATCTCAACTTTATCAATTATTCATTGAAAAACTAAAAAACCACAGCCATGGCTTTGTACAAGATCATCATGATACCATGCTGAAAAAACGAGTTAGATCTAGAACTATCGAGAGTATTGTGTGGGATTGTCGCAACAGTATCAAATTCGATCGACCAATTGATGTGATAGAATTAGGTTGCAGTTTTGGATTCTTAAGTTTTATTGATGTATTACTTGGCAAACAAAAAATAAACTCATGGACCGGCTATGACATTGACAAAACAAGTATCAATATTGCTAATGATTTAAAACAACAGTTAGGTTTAGAAAATACATCTTTTATACATTCTGCAGTATCGTCTATCGAAAGTGATCAAGTTGATACCGGTCCCAACGACAAACTGTTGGCCATGGAACTCAGTTACTTGTTAGATGACAAAACACAACCAACTCGCCAAGTGCCAAACACACACTACAAAGACTTACCTGCTTGTGATATTATTTTGATAGATATCGAAGGTGAAGAAGTCAATGTGGATTTGAAAGAGATTGATTTTAAAATATGTGTGTTAGAAACAAACAACAACAAAGCCACAACCATGTTTGAACATTTCAGATCTGATGATATTAAAATGTTGAAACAAAACATTTTTACTAATCCACATGGTGTAACAAAAGGTGAATTTGTTTTTTTAAAACATTAAACAACCGGAGTCATTGAACCTTTAAACTTTTCAATATTTTCTTTGAGGAATTCTTCAATTACCTTCTTTTCTTCGTAGGTAAGGTTCCAGGCTTCTTCATAAGTGATAGAGCCTCGCATGTACCAACAAATTTCTGCTACACTTCTATGAATAGCTTTGGTTTCGCTGGCTAGTTCGCCAAAGTAGGTAACAATGTCAGACGGCTCGGATGTGATTAAGAATTGACGAAAAAATCAGCAGGATCCAATTTGACTTCTGCTTCAAACGTTTTACCAGTCTCTGTGCAGGCAAATTCTTGCTTGGTGTTGACCACAGCTTTGTTTAGCTCATCGATTCTTTTGTCAATTTTTTTGCTGTCAACACTTTCTAGATTTTCTAAAAATTCTTTGATCATATTCAAGTCTGTGATTTCGTCACCTTCGGGTGTTGTGATTTTCACAATAGATTCAGCAATCACATCCATGTTTGTGTTTGCTAGTTTTAAAAACATGGCTTTGAATTGTTGTGCTGATTTTTCAGACACTTCGCCAACGTCACGAATTGTTTTGGCTTGATCAAATGCCAAAAGATTTAGTCTGGTTTGAATTGTGTAACTGAACGGTCTTACATAAACAGTACAACTGTTATTCAGTGTAACATGTGTTTCATCAGGTAACGATTGTACGTTATCAATAATGGCACTGAGGTTTACATCATAGCTGTCAGTTTTTCCTGAATGTGGAGATTTCAATTTGGCTTCCATGATTTCTCCGTATGTGGCTTGTCTGATTGCAATTAGAATCAAGTCAATATCACAAACAGGCAACTGTTTTGGATCTTTGATTGCTGGCACACAGCTCTGGATTGCTTGTACTATAGCATCACCGTTTAACAGTGCATCTGGATTTCTCAACAAGAGTTCGTCTCTACTGGTCATGGCATACACCGGAAGTTCACCGTTCATGGCTTCGTCGGCTACTTGGTTGAATTTGCCACCAGAAGGCAATGTGATATACAGTTTGGGTGTACGATAATATTTTTTTAGCGGATTACCCGGTGTAGTTGTTGACATATTATTATTGTTCCTTTTTATCAAATATTAACATTGTGCTTAATTACACATATAAATACCTGTAGCAGATATTTATGGGAGCGAATTAACACTGTAGTTAATATTATTTATCATGGCAGATCGTGTAGATTTAAACATAGACGGAACAAATTATTCAATACCAGAATTTGCGTATGATCGCAGTATTCAGGAATTGATTAAGGCTGTTAATCAGTTAGCATCTCGTAATCAATCCGGATTTAAAAAACTTGATACTCAAGCCAAAACACTTGAATCTATATTGAATTTTTTTAAAAATGAAGCAAAAACAAGTGCTACTAAAAACAAAGAAACTAAAGTAGAAATTGACACAACTGCAATTGAACAAGAGTTACAGAATTTAGTTGCACAGAATAAAGATCTAGTCAGTGAAGCCAAATCAGACTCATCGGTTTTAAAAACAGCAATATCCCAACTTATTTCTGATAATAAAAATTTTTTAAACACAGTTGATTCTACAGGCGAAGCGTACAAGTCAGCAATTGATCAACTGGTTCAAGACAACAAGAGTTTTTTAAGCACAGTTGATTCTACAGGCGAAACTTACAAGTCAGCAATTGATCAGTTAGTCCAAGACAATAAAAGTTTTTTAAGCACAGTTGATACTACTAGTGAAGCATACAAGTCAGCAATTGATCAACTGGTTCAGGACAATAAAAGTTTAATCAATAATATAAATGCACAAACACCCGAAAAGATTGGTTCGGTTTTTGCAGAAGCTATTGGAAGTTCATTTGACGATCTAGCATCTAAATTACAACAGTCAATTAATCAACAGTCATCTAATCAACCGCTAACTCAAAAACAAGATGATGAATCATCCGGCACACCCCAAACACCAACTGGTGCAGTATCTGGTTTTGAAAACACACAAATAATTCAAATGCTAGAAAGAATTGCTGTTGCAACCGAAAAAACTGCTGGTATCACAGAAAAAGAATCTAAACCTCAACAAGCATCAAATGATAATAATAAAGAAGAATTAAAAGCAGTAAAACAAGCATTAGACAGTAATACCAAAGCCAACAAAGGAATGATTGGCAAACTAATGGATACATTAGGTGGCAAAGGAGGAGTACTTGGTGGTGTAATAGGTGGCTTTGCAAAATTTGGTAGATTACTTAATCCAGCAACAGCGGCCATTGCCGGTTTAATTTCAGGACTCAAAGCCGCATTTAAATTTTTAATGAGATTAGGCCGATTAGAGAATACTATCTTTAGAAGAGGCTTTAACGAAATAGCAGATGCCACAGGACCAAATGCCGGCGTAGCTGATGGCATTGCCACATTTGCCGCCAGAGCCGCAGACGCCAGTTTAAGTTTAGATCAGTTTATAGAATTAAGTGGAGAGTTTGCAACAGTAATGGGCGAGTATGGAACAAAAACTGTCACAGATGCAATTCAAAACACACAAGGGCTATTAAGAGAACAAGGCTATTTAGGTTTAAGTAACCAAGAACTGTCGCAAGCCACTGTTGAAACAGCAGAAGCAATGCGAATTTTAGGTTTTGATCTTGAAGGCAATAACAAACAGATTAGTGACAACACAGTTAGAGTTTTAAGAACCACACAGGCATTTACTAGATTGACCAATACATCAAATGATGTGATTAGACAGATGGTTTTACAAGCCAGTGCTATTGAATCATTTACAAATGCATTACAGATGTTGCCATCAGACCTAAGACAGAGTGCATTAGCATCAAGTCAGACTGCATTTGCCGGCTTGGCCGCATTTGGACCTGATCTAGGACAAGAATTAACAACAGCACTTTCTGAAGGTATAGGTAGAGGTGGTTTACAGTTTACACAGTTTGGTCAAGATTTGGCCAGAGTGTCTCCAGGTCTATTACAGAGTTTACAGAATTTATCATACGAAGCCGGACGTGGAGGTAATGTTGTAGGGGCATTAGATGATTTTAGAGAAACCATTGGAACAGTTGATGCTAACTCAAGACAGTTTTTAAGAGCTTTAGAAATCAGTGGCGATCCAATGGCCAAGTTTGTGATTAGACTGGCAAACTTAAATGAAACAGTTGATGATAACACATTTGCTGAAATGGTAAAAACCATGAGCGAGATTGACGCAGGTGCTTTAGGCCGAGCACAAAATCAAATGGCACTAGCTCTAGCAAAAATTAGAACAGCGTTTACCAAAGTAGCGTTAGCATTTTTAAACGAAGACACAGTAAACGGTTTTCAATTTTTAGTTGACAAATTTACAGGTGCTGTTGAAAGTGTAGCTGATTGGCTTAAAGGGCCAGGGTTTCAAATGATAAACGAAGCCTTTACTGGAATCACAAATTACTTTGCTGATTTGTTTTCTGGTAGAATGACATTTTGGGAAGCATTAACTAGAGCATTTGGAGGAATATTCAACGGACTAGGAGATATATTAGAACGTGGTATTGGTGCTGGTATAATGCGAGGTGTAGCTTCGGTTACTCCGTTAGGCTACTCTGCTGAAGATTTTGAATCAGCTGATGAAATAAATTCTAATTTACAAAAAGTAGCCGGCGATATGCGAGTGTTGAAAAAATCGCAGAGTGAAATTGATCCTGGAATATATCAAGCACAATTAGATGAACTTAAGAAAAAAGAAAAAGAACTATTATTGCAATTAACTGATATTTCTGGAGTTGATTTAGGTAAACTCAGATCTGATCCTAATTTTAGAAAAATTTTCACTGGACCAGATGGTAATCAGATTGTGTCACTAGCAGATGCTACCAACGAACAGTTGCGACAGTATCTCACAGAAGAAATGGGAAGATTTGGATACAACTTCAATCAGTCATCAGCATCAGGTAGTCTAACACAAGCAGACACAGGTACAGGCACAGGAACACAGCAAACTGATGGCGCAATTAAACCAGACAGCAATATCAAAATTATGCCTATGTTTGGCAATCCGGATGATTACACCAAAAGAGAAAAAACCACAGAAGAAATAATTGCTGAAAACACCAAAAAAGCATCTGATATTTTGGATAATATAGCCAGAATGCAGGCAGAACAATTGGGTGAAACCAAAAAAGGAAAACAGAATTTTGAAAATTGGGTAGTGGCAAGTGGTGCAGATCATCCATAATAATATTACTTGACAAAACAATTATAAAAGCATACAATAAATAACATTATGAGCTGGCGAAAATACTTTAAAGAATACAACACAGAGTCTGGTACAAACTCACCGGTGGGATCAACATCATCATCTTATACCGGCAGTACTCAGCATTCAAAATACAACACGTGGCTACCAGAAGTATATGCTGGCCAACCAAACAGACGTGAAAGATATTATCAATATGATATGATGGACTTAGATACAGAAATTAACTCTGCACTAGACACTATTGCAGAATTTAGTTCTCAGTCAGATGAAAAAACAGGTTCACCATTTCATATTCAGTACAAAGAAGAACCAACAGACACAGAAACTGCACTTTTACAAAATGCATTGATGCAATGGAACAAAATCAATCAATGGCAAAAACGTTGTTTCAAAATGGTAAGAAACACCATCAAGTATGGAGATCAAATATTTGTCAGAGATCCTAAAACATACAAATGGTATTGGGTTGATCCAGGCAATGTTGAACGTATTGTGGTCAATGAAGGCAAAGGCAAAAAGCCTGAAGCATATTTTATTAAAAATTTAGATCTCAATGTAAAAAGTCTAAACATCACATCAGATTCATATTCACAGAATTTTGTATCACCAACTGGCGGCGGCTATGCTGGCACAATGGCACACCCTATGTCAGGTGGCATGAGCAACAGATCATCACAACCATACAGCGGTACTGGAGGTTTAGGTGGCGGAAGATTTCAACGTGATGCCACTGTGTATCCAATTGATGCATCTCATGTGGTACATTTGAGCTTAACAGAAGGCATGGATAGATACTGGCCTTTTGGAGTTAGTTTGTTAGAACCTATTTTCAAAACCTACAAACAAAAAGAACTGTTAGAAGATGCAATCATTATCTATCGTGTGCAAAGAGCACCAGAGCGTAGAGTATTCTACATAGATGTAGGCAACATGCCAACATCAAAAGCTATGGGCTTTATTGAACGAGTCAAAAATGAAATTCATCAAAGAAGAATTCCTAACAGAACAGGTGGTGGTGCTAACATAACAGATTCCACATATAATCCGTTGTCAATGATAGAAGATTATTTCTTTGCACAGACGGCTGAAGGCAGAGGTTCAAAAGTTGAAACATTACCAGGCGGTTCTAATCTAGGCGAAATTGACGATTTAAGATATTTCAATGACAAATTAATGAAAGGTCTTAGAATACCTAGTGCGTATATGCCAAGTTCACCAAATGATCCACAGACTGCTTTCACAGATGGCAGAGTTGGTACTGCATACATTCAAGAATTTAGATTTACAAAATTCTGTCAAAGAATACAGAATTTTATACAGCCTAGTGTTGACAGAGAATTCAAAATGTTCTTAAAAAACAGAGGTATAGAAATTGATTCTGGCATGTTTGAACTACAGTTTAATGCACCGCAAAACTTTGGCAAATATAGACAGATTGAATTAGACACACAGCAAGTAAACATCTTTAATCAAATCAACCAAACACCTTATATCAGTAAACGTTTTGCAATGAAGCGTTTCTTAAATCTTTCAGAAGATGAAATCTATGAAAATCAAAGACTATGGGCTGAAGAAAACAAAACCACAATGCCTGGAGGAATGGAAGATCCTGAAGGATTAGGTTCAGTTGGTGGAGCTCCAATGTCAAGTTCTGCATTAGGCGGCGGCAGTGATGTTCCTGCACCTGAAGACACAGAAGGCACAGAATCTCCATTAGGAAATACTGCTCAGCAAGATGCTGATGCAGGCGATACCGATACTAGTGCATAGTATCTGATACAGTTCCTATAGAAATTTTTTCATCTAATCGGTCAATAAGGTATTCAGCAACCACTTTTAATTTTTCAAGTTGTTTTTGTTGTTCTTCATCTAATGTATCTTGATTTTCTAACAACACAATATAATTGTTCACTGCTGAAAGTTCACTCTCAAAAAGTTCTTTGACTGTGATGTATTCGTAAGACATTACAACTGTATTTACTAAATACTTTTTGATATGAGATATAACGAACTAAAAGAAGCATATTTGCCTGATCAAGACAAGTATCATCGTGCTGATATCAGCACGTCACGAAAAACAAGACTGACTCTTAAGCATTTAAACAAACTAAGAAGAGTCAGAGAAATAAGAAAACAAGATCAAGAGGAAAACCGCGAATTTGTGGCTAGAATGTACGGTCAACCACCTGTACAGTAAAAAGATCTTTTAAAAACACAAGTTTTTTTGATTTTTTTCAAAAAAACCTGAATTTTCTGTCTATTTGCACCCAATATTTTAAAAAAGTAGTAAATATCTACAACGATTAATATATTAAAAGTATCGATACTAATATTATAAGGAGAAACGACATGTCAGAAATGAGTTCGAAATTAGAACAAGTTCTCGAGTATCTAGTAAACGGTGAACAGGATCAAGCAGAGTCACTACTGCATGATGTGATCGTAGAAAAAGCTAGAACTATTCATGAAGAGCTTGTTAATTCACAAGACACGGTTGAAGAAGCAGAAACTACAGAAGAAGACACTGTAGAAGAAGCAGAAACTACCGATGAAGATGCTGTTGAAGAATCAGAGGAATCTGAAGAAGAAGCAGTTGAAGAACAAGTAGGTGCCGAAGGCGATGCAGAAGCTGAATTAAAAGATGAGCTAAAGCAAAAAGCCGAGGAAGACGCTGAAGAAATTGACTACGAAGAAACAAACGAAGACGAGCACGAAGGCGACGAAGACAAAGACGCTGAAGGCGACGAAGAAGTTGAAGACAGAGTAGACGATTTAGAAAATGCCTTAGAAGAGCTAAAAGCCAAATTTGATGATATCATGAACGGTAAAGAAGAAGCCGGCGATGAAGAATCAGAAGACGAAATGTCAGATGATGAAGAATCAATGATGCCAGCAGAAGAGTCTGCAGAAGAAACTGTACAGGATCTTGAAGAAGCAGAACTAAAGCCGGTTAAAGTTGATCACAAAGATGGTTCAGACGCAACTAAATCACCAGTAGCATCAAAAAATGATATGGGCGGCAACGCTGGTAACATTGCACAAGGTGGTGAAGAAAAAGGCGGTTCAGCACCTAAGCCACAAGACATGGGTTCAACAACTGAGCCAAACATGTCAAAAGTAACAGCTGACTCAAAAGATGGTGCAGACGCATCAGCTAAGTCAACAATTACAGGCAAGTAATAGGAAAGGCAAACCTAGAATGATTCGTCCATTAACAGAAAGTTTAACATTCGATCAAGCAAAGATCGAAGTTTTACACGAAGGTAAAGACGATAACAAGCACCTTAAAATGAAAGGTGTGTTTATTCAAGGTGGTGTAAAAAACCAAAACCAACGAGTTTATCCGGTTTCAGAAATTTCTAAAGCAGTAAGCAACATCAAAGAAAGACTTGATGGTGGTTTTAGTGTTTTAGGTGAAGCAGATCATCCAGAAAACTTAACAGTTAATCTAGATAGAGTTTCACACATGATTGAAGAAATTTGGATGGATGGTCCAAATGGTATTGGAAAACTAAAAATAATGCCTACACCAATGGGTAAGATTGTTACAACTTTACTCGAAAGTGGTGCAAAATTAGGAGTTAGTTCCAGAGGTTCTGGTAACGTAAGTGAAAGCGGTGAAGTTCAAGACTTTGAAATCATCACTGTGGACATCGTTGCACAACCCTCTGCTCCAGACGCCTATCCCAAAGCCATATACGAAGGCTTATGGAACATGACCGGTGGTCAAAAATTACACGGCTTGGCACATGCTAGTTTGCATGATGCTAGAGCACAGAAGTTTTTGGCTAGCGAAATTACTAAGTTAATACATGAGCTAAACAAGAAGTAAGGAGATTCAGATGGCAGATATAACAGAAATTTTCGGTTCAGATGTGTTAAGCGAAGAACTGAAAACACAAGTCCAAGAAGCTTGGGAGACTAAGCTGTCTGAAGCCCGTGAGGAAATCTCTGCAGAGCTTAGAGAAGAATTTGCACAGAGATATGAGAATGACAAATCACAGATTGTGGAAGCAATGGACAACATGCTGTCAGATGCATTAAAGAAAGAAATTTCTGAATTTGCAGAAGACAAAGCAAAAGTTGTTGAAGAAAGAGTTGCTTACAAAAAAGCAGTCGGTGAACATTCTAATATGCTGTCAACATTTGTTTCTGATACACTAGTAAAAGAAGTAAATGAACTAAGAGCAGACAGAGAAGCACTTAAAGGTCAATTTACAAAGTTGGAAAACTTTGTAGTCAGACAACTCTCCAAAGAGTTAACAGAATTTGCTCAAGACAAAAAGGATCTAGTTGAAAAGAAAGTCAAACTAGTAGCTGAAGGTAAGAAACTTATCGAAGATACTAAATCAGCTTTCATCAAAAGAGCCGCAGGTCTTGTGGAAAAACATGTTGATTCAACACTGAAGAGTGAATTAAGCACTTTAAAAGAAGACATCAAAGTTGCCAAAGAAAACAACTTTGGTAGAAAAGTGTTTGAAGCATTCGCAGGTGAATACATGAGTTCTTACCTTTCAGAGGGTGGAGAAATACGTAAGTTGCAGAATACAATTTCAGAGTCTAAAGAAGCTGTTTCTAAATTAGAAAAAGCAATTGAAGAAAAAGAAGCTGAAGTTAAAGCAACACAAACCAAACTTAAGATTGCAGAGGACAAAATGGTTAGAGAAAAAACTCTAACAGATTTAGTTTCTCCGCTTTCAAAAGACAAACGTCAAGTAATGGTTGAACTATTGGAATCAGTACAAACATCAAACTTAAAAAAGCAGTTTGAAAAGTATCTTCCAGCTGTGTTAAATGAGACGGTAGAATCTGCATCAGCAGATAATATTATCACAGAACACACAGGTGACAGATCGGTAAATACTGATAACAATACAACAATCGATAACGATATCGTTAATATAAAAAGACTAGCAGGATTAAGGAGTTAATACTATGTCAGATAAAACATTAACTGAAAATTGGAATGATACTAAATCAGCACTGCTAGAAGGTCTTGCAGGCCAAAAAAAAGATACAATGAGTGCAGTTCTAGAAAACACTCAGAAGTATTTGGCTGAAAGTGCCACAGCAGGTGCAACAGGTGCCGGTAACGTAGCCGCCCTAAACAAAGTTATCCTTCCAGTAATTAGAAGGGTTATGCCTACAGTGATCGCGAATGAAATCGTTGGTGTACAGCCAATGACAGGTCCAGTAGGTCAGATCCACACATTAAGAGTCAGATATGCCGACTCAGCCAACGGTGTAACAGCCGGTGACGAGGCATTATCACCAGCATCAATTGCCAGAGGTTACTCAGGTGATGATTCAGCATCAGGTACAACTGCCGATGCAACAGCTTCAAAAGAAGGTGTAGCTGGTAACAGACTATCAATTCAAATCTTAAAGCAGACTGTTGAAGCTAAAACAAGAAAGCTATCAGCAAGATGGACTTTTGAATCAGCTCAAGATGCCAATGCAATGCATGGTCTTGATGTTGAAGCAGAAATCATGGCCGCTTTAGCACAAGAGATCACAGCTGAAATCGATCAAGAAATTATCGGTTCACTATTATCTCTAGCTTCAGCTTCAGGTGATGATTACGATCAAGGTAACGCATCAGGTACAGCTACATTCGTAGGTGACGAGCATGCCGCACTTGCTGTTCTAATCAACAGAGAAGCAAACAGAATTGCACAAAGAACAAGAAGAGGCGCAGGTAACTATGCTGTTATGTCTCCAACTGCTCTTACAATTCTACAATCTGCAACAACTTCAGCTTTTGCAAGAACAACTGAAGGTACATTTGAAGCACCAACAAACACTAAGTTTGTAGGTACTTTAAACGGTGCAATGAGAGTATATGTAAACTCATATGCCTCAGATGCAACACCAGTACTAGTTGGTTACAAAGGCCCAGGTGAAGTAGATGCACCAGCATTCTACTGTCCTTACATTCCACTAATGTCATCAGGCGTTGTGATTGATCCAGCTACATTCGAGCCAGTAGTGTCATTTATGACAAGATACGGTTACGTTGAGCTTTCAAACACAGCATCATCATTAGGTAATGCAGGTGACTACCTATCAAAAATCAACATCAATACTTCAAACCTAAGCTTCTTATAAGCCGTTTAAGTATTTTTGTAATATTCAAAACGCCCGGCTCTGTGTCGGGCGTTTTTTTTTGATCATTAAAAAGTTATACATTAGATACTAATAATTCTGCTAAATAATTGTAGGAGCAGAACACAATGGCAAAAACTACCAGACGTACATCAGGAACTTTTAATTTTGCTAACACAGTAGTATTTGATGACTCGTCAACTACTATTACTAGTAATAATCTAATCACAACTGATCCAGTAATTACAGTTAATTCTAGTCAAGGATCAATACCATCAACTGGCAGTGGAATTGAAGTAGAAGAAAGCGGTGTGGTTGTTGCTAGTTTACTTTATACTCAGTCGAATGGTGCCGGTGTTTGGAGCTTTACAGGATCCGACGGTGTCACAGTAGACTTTGGAAACGCTAATATTAGTATTGGCGGAAACACCAGTTATGCTAACTTAGAAGTCACAGACACAATTACTGCCGCAAACGCAGATATCAACGGTGGCTATATTGATGGTGTGCATCTAGGACACGATGATCCAGTACACGTACATGCTTCAGATATTTACATTGAAGGAAATTTATTCTTAGCCAATGGTGACATTACAGGTTCAATTGGTAATATTGCTAATGGGCATTTTACTGGTGATCTTATTGGTAATGTTCATGCTGATGATGGTAATATTATTATTTTAAACAACGGTACAGCATCAAATGGTTCAGATGCTACTCTTAAAGCCAGAGTTCTTTCATATAATGGTACAGTTGTTTTAAACAACGGCACCAACGGAACAGATGCCACTTTCCTTGGCAATACCACAGGAACTCATTTTGGTAATATCGTACATTTGGGCACAGTTGTGTTAGACTCAACTACCGGTGCTCTCACAGGAACAGTTTCGAGTCTGTCAAATCATACCACAGACAATTTAGCAGAAGGCTCTGCTAATTTATATTACACAGACACAAGGGTTGACAATGTGATAGCAAACACATCTATTAATTCACTTTCAGACGTTGCTATTGTAGATAATCCTGCCAATGATGGCGGTTATTTGAGATTCAATTATTCAAACTCAGGTTCAACAGTTGATGTTGCATTTTTAGGACAAGCAGTTGCTAATTTTAAAACAGATCAAAACACATCAACCACAGCAGTATCAGGTACAACACTGCAAAATGAATCAGCATCAGGATTGTCAGTGTCAATCACTCCTCAAAGCTCAGCAAACAAAATAGAAATTCAAACACAGGTAAGATACACTGTGCAGACTTCTTCCGGAGACACAGAATTTTATATTAGATTGTACAGAGACAAAGGTGCCAACACAGAAGTTTTATTAAGTGAAGATGTTGTTGTAGGAAATACCACAGAAACATTCCATCAAACTCATTTTAGCACTTTTGATGCACCCGGTGATACTTCTGCTCACACATATTCAGTATACTACGATGCTAACACAGCCAATGGAACACTAACACCAAATCCAACATATTCAACAGGCACAGATACCAGTCATAACTGTATACATCTAACAGAAATTATTGACCAAGCCAATATTCTAACTGAAATTTCACAAGACACATCACCGCAGATTTCAGCATCGGCATCAAATTTAGATCTAAACAACAAAAAAATTATTAATCTTGCTACGCCTACACTTGGTACAGATGCCGCAACAAAAACATATGTTGACAACGCTGTAACATCATCTGATACTTTAGCTGAATTAACAGATGTTAATGTTGGTGCCAATAGTTCTCTTGCTTCTACTGGTGATGCACTAGTATGGACAGGCAGTGATTGGCAGGCACAAGCACCTTTTAGTCAAACAGACTTTGATAATGCAGTAGCAAACACATCAATTAATTCATTGTCAGATGTTGACACATCTGGTGCAACAGCAAATTCAATACTAAAATACAATGGCAACACTTGGGTAGTAGGAACAGACATTGACACAGATACTGGAATATTAAGTGTTCGTGATGATACATCACCACAACTTGGCGGAAATTTGGATTTAAACTCACAATCAATCACAGGAACAGGAACAGTTAATATTGTTGGTAGTTTCACCGGAACCAATGCTAACCTATCTGGTAATTTAACTGCAAGTGGTGGCGAAATTACAGATTTAACAATCTCAGGAAATCTAACTGTGCTTGGTGATACCACAACTGTAGATGTTACACAGTTAGAAGTTGATGATCCTTTGTTGTATCTAAATAGAAATGCTGGTGACTCAAGTACTAATTCACTAGATGCAGGCTTACTAATTGAACGTGGATCAACTGAAAACCATGCTGGTATGATCTGGCAAGAATCCTCAGATCAATTTGTGTTTTTAACATCTAATGCAGTAACTTCTACAACAACAGTTGTTTCAAACATAGCATTAGCAAATATTCAAGCCAATGTTGCAACACTAACAGCAACACAGGCACAGTATGCTGACTTGGCAGAATTATATGAAAGTGATGCAGAGTATGAACCAGGTACAGTCATGGTGTTTGGTGGTGATAAAGAAGTTACACAATCTAACACAGCAATGGATCATAGAATTGCCGGAGTAGTTTCAACAGATCCAGCATACTTGATGAACAGCACACAAACAGGTACTACTGTTGCTGTTGCACTTAGAGGTAGAGTACCAGTAAATGTTGTAGGTCCGGTTAAAAAAGGTGATTTAATTGTTTCAAGTGATATTCCCGGCGTTGGTAAAGCATTTGATGGTGTAACAAACTGTGTGTTTGTTATTGGTAAAGCAATTGAAGACGATGATTCAGAAAATCTAGTAAGATTAATTACCTGTGTAATTTAATCATATATTAAATTTTCACCATTTATTTTTCTATAAAAATCGTTAAAAGTTTTTATCCATTTTTTCATGTCTTTAATTATTTCTTGCGTATGATAAAAGCTGAGAGGAAGTGTAAAAAACGGATAAGATTTTTTAGCATCGTTAAATTTGTATTCTATTTTTTCTAAACTGTTGATATCTGTTTCTATATCATGCATTAATTTTTTAAAAAAGATTTGATCATAAAACTTTGAAATAATAAATTGTTGATTGTTGTCAGGATGTTCTAAATCAAATTCCAATTCAAGTATATCAAAATACAATGCTCTTACTGGATTTATATCTCTTCTGTACTTGTTTAACACACTAGGAAAGCAGTATTCTGTGCTTTTGGTTATTAAGTTATTTGTGATTGTAAAATATGCATCTTCAAGATCGTATCTTATTTGCAAATCAATTTCGTTGTTGTCTTTGGTATGATAGTAGTAAGCATTTACCAATATTTTATGCAAACTTCTGGTTTGTTTTCTTGTCATACCAGAACAAAATTCATAAAATTTTGTTTTTTCAATGCCGTTTTCTTTGAGATATTTTAAAACAAAACCAGAGATAATTTGTTTTTTGCTAAACTCTTCAAGATCTCGAATCATTCGAATTTGAGTAATATGGTAAACATTGTTCATACTAAAAGTATTTACTTGTTTGCCTGCTGATATAGTTTTTTTAGTTTTCTAATATTTTTTTGGTTGTTTAATGTGATTTTAGCACCATTGTGTAAAGGTTTAGGATACTGCCCTATATCAAACCAAGCATATCCAGAACTTTCTCTATTGAGTGTTGGAATAAATTCATCTGGAGTAACTATCACATATGTGTAGTATGTAAAATTTTTGTCTTTGGAATTGTATGTGTCTAATGGGTTAAGTTTTTCCATTGGCGGAATAAACCCCATTTCTTCTTTAAGTTCTCTTTTCAGTGCTTCAATAGGTTCTTCATTTTTTTCAATCTTGCCACCCCAAAAACTCCAGGTATGCGGATAACTGACTTTGTTGCTTCGTAGATTTAACAACATTCTGCCGGTGCTTTTTGATAAAAATGTAGTGCCTACTGCTTTGTACATTCAGCTATTGTATGATGTTTTTTAAGAACTTGCAAGTTCTAATTTCCAAAAACCGTTTTTGTATTGACCTTGGTAACTGTCAATCCACTCAGCACCGGTCCATCTGTATTGTGTACTAGTATTTGAATTGGTAACATATTCTGTAGTACTTGTGTTTCTACTGTCAAAAACCACAGTCCATGCACCACCGGTAAATTCTATAATATCGTTTTCATTGGCAGAAAATCCCGCACCAAAACTGTTGGTATCACTAGGAATTGGATTGACTAAAAGATATCGCTGTCCGTTTGCTACTGTTGGTAAATTGTTTCCTGGATACGATTGTTCAGGATCTATAATTTTATCAACAGCACTGATAGTGTTGGTTGGCAAACTGTCGCTGTCAATTGTAAAAACCAATTTGTTATGATCAGTAGGATGTAATGCAATAGTACCAAAAATGTCGCTTGAACTGTCTTCTGGATCGTCACTTTGTCTTAATACTAACTTGCTAATACCGTCTTGTATTTCTCCATATATTGTCAAAAACTCTTTCCAACTTTCATTGTCGTTAGCACCGTAGGCACCTAATAAACTGACGTTTGTGCCAATAACACTAATCTGTGCATTTTCTGGTGTGACAATTTGTGTTGATATTTGTCCCGGAAAGTTCTCAAAGAAATCTATAAATCTTGGATCGTAATCTAAATCATCAATTGAATCTGTGTTGTTAATTCTTGTGATAATTTGTTTGATAATAGATTGTTTTTTGACTTTGGTTGGAGGACTCAACCAAATAGGTAAACTGAAAGTCAAAGTTGCAACATCTAATTGTGTATCAACACCCTGCGGCATTGCTCTAGAACTCCATACAATATCAATTAATTCAACGTTGGTGATATTAGTCCAGTCTAAAGGATTGTCATTTGCTTGTATTTCAATTGAAGGATTATACAGTGTAAGAATTTGTTCAAGCAATTGCATTTTTTGTTCGGTGTTTGAACACCAAATATCAACTGCCATATTAAGATTATAAGGAACCGGCATGTGTCTTTCTACGGTGTATAAGTTGCCAATTTCAGCAGTATATTGGCTGTTACTATTATCGTACTGTCTTTCAGAAACTTGTAATTTTTCAATCAGTTTAGGATCTTGCATTCTGTCTCGAGCAATCTGCAAGTTGGTAATATATACACTCATAAAAGGTGCTGAATTCATAACATTTTCAGAACTGTTTCTTAATATGTGTGCAACCATTCTACTCATATCTGCATATCTCACAGGCACTCTTATATAAGAATTACTGTCTGTGTTGTCTTTCTGTCCGGTTTTAACAGAGAAATTATCAAACAGTCTTATAAACTGTAAAATATATCTTCTTATTTGTTGATCATACCAGTATTGCATTAGTCGGCCTTTGGTTTAATAATTTTACTCAAATATTGTTGTTCTTTAGAATCTCCTGTAACAGAAGATGAATTTGTGTTGTTGATAAAACTGTCTAACACTTTAGAAGTTCTAGTGTACAAGCCTCTGATATCATCTGTGATTTTAATAAATCTGTTACCTTCTTTTCTAAACAGTCTGCTTGGCGAATAATCTACTCTCAAAACATAGTCGCCTTCTTGCAGTGTTGAAGGAAAACTTCTTCCTGTGTGTGCAATTTCAATACCGCCCGGAGGTGTAGCATCTTGTGATCTTTCAATTACTTTGTGTCCGTCAGCTTCTGAAACATACAAGTGACCCATTTCAACACCTTTACGTGGAACATTTTTTTCTGCTTCGTTAACGACTGCTTCATTAATATCAATTTCTGATTGATATGTTGAAATAATATTTTTAAGATCGTCTGCTTCTTCACCGGTGCCAAGAATATCTCTAAATTCTTGTGTGTCTTGCATAGCAACTGCTTTGCATCTCCATATGTGAGGCCACCATCCTGGATCATAACCTTCTGATCCTCTTGCGGCATCTTCAACCACATAAAATTTATTGATAGTTAAATTTTCTTTTGGTGTAAAACTTGTTACTGTTGCTGTTGCACCGCTGGCATCTCCAGTGATAGTTTCGTTCTGTTCAAAGTTGCCACTGATTGGTGTAATTCTAATAGTTTTTGCTTCGTGATTATAACTGACCACAGTAGCACTAACACTGCTGTTTGCACCTGTGATTGTTTCACCTTTACGAAACTTTTTACTAGGTTTAGAAGCCAGTGTAATACTTGCAGATTCCAGTCTAGTTTCATCATTTTGATGAGGTAACTCAAACACATCACCTGGTATAATTTTTCTACCAAGTCTTTCCATCATGTCGCCAATATGAAATGTTATATAGATAGTGTCAGCAGTTTGAAACAATCCAAATTGTGTTAAATCAAAATCTTGATCTGCAACGTTGTAAACACCACGCAAATCAAAAACATCTGGATCGTATTTTCTGTCTCTGTTTTCACCAAACAGCACATCTTGTACATTAAGTGTGCTTGTAATAGAGTTTTTAGGTTGATCTGAACTTGTTGAGTCTGTGTGTGTATGAGGTCCTATGTATTTGTGTAAAAACACACCAGTGCCACCCGCAAAAAAATGCTCTCTGATAACACGATCAGCAAATTTGTAGTCGTTTCCTTTGTTTGGCTTCCATAAACTAAGTCTTGGCATAAGATTGTCCTTCGTAGTATTTATTGATTTAAATTGATCAACTAAATAGTAATACAATGGCAAAACAGCAATCTAAAAGACAAGAACTTATTGACGATATACGTACTATCCTAGGTGATGGTATGGTTGACGTTGAACTTGATCCCAAACACTATGAACAAGCAATTGATCTAGCAGTAGATAGATTTAGACAACGCAGTTCAAACAGCACAGAAGAAGCATATATTTTTTTAACACTTCAAGCAGATGTTAACGAATATACACTGGCAGAAGAAGTAATAGAAGTCAGAGAAATATTTAGAAGATCTGTTGCAGGTTCAACTAGTGGAGTTGATCTAGATCCTTTTGAAATGGCATACACTAATTTATATTTCTTACAAGGTGGTAGAATTGGTGGACTGCTGACATGGGACGCTTTTTCTCAATATCAAGAAGTAGTAAGAAGATTGTTTGGTGGTTATCTTAATTTCAAATATGTCACAGAAAAAAACAAATTACTTTTAATGCGTAGACCAAGAGCTGAAGAAAATGTGTTATTGCAAGTATACATGGAAAAACCAGTTGATACACTTATAACACAGAGATACAGTAGACCTTGGATAAGAGAATATGCACTTGCACAATGTAAAATGATGCTAGGTGAAGCAAGATCCAAATACTCCAGTTTACCTGGTGCTCAAGGCAGTGTGAGCTTAAATGGTGCAGATTTAAAAGCAGAAGCACAAACAGCCATTGAAAAGCTAGAGCGTGAAATTGACACATACGGCACCGGTGAAGATCCACTAACTTGGGTTATTGGATAAAAAATCTTTGACATCTTTGTTTTAATCAGTTATTATAGCACTTATGATAATAGGTCTAGTTGGTTTTATTGGTTCTGGAAAGAACACAGTAGCAGAATACTTTGAACAACATAACTTTCAAAAAGATTCATTTGCGGCTCCGTTAAAAGATGCTGTGAGTGACATTTTTGGCTGGCCTAGAGACATGCTTGAAGGTGATACAGACCAAAGCAGATTATACAGAGAATCAGTTGATCAGTGGTGGAGCAAAAAACTAGGAAACAAATATTTTACTCCCAGATATGCTTTGCAAATAATAGGCACAGAAATATTTAGAGACAATTTTAATCAAAATATCTGGTTACATAGTTTAGAAAGCAGATACATGTCACGTGGTAGAAAGCCTACAGTAATTAGTGATTGCAGATTTAAAAATGAATTAGGCTTGATCAAAACACTGGGTGGCAAAGTAATTAGAGTAAAACGAGGTCCAGAACCGCACTGGTTTGAAACTGCCAAATTGGCCGCTGACGGTGACACATTTAGTCAACACACTTTATCAGATATGGGAATTCATCAAAGTGAATGGGATTGGGTTAATGTCAGGGTTGATTACACAGTTACTAATGACAGTACTCTAGATGATTTAAACACTAAATTAGCAGACATTGTCAAAGAAATAACATAGTTTAATCAGGCAACAAGTTACCCTGTGTCCAACCAACTTCTTCTACACTTTTTATTCTAGAACAATTAGCACATATAGTTTTCAAGTTGCTCCAGTCGGCATTTTTTAAATTACCATCAACATGATACACATCCATTTGAACTGGGTGTTTGCCTTTAAAGCCGCATTTTTCACAGATATGCTTTTTTTTATAACCGCTTTTTTCCCACGAGTGTTTTCTTCTAGAAGTAACACCTGCATCTTCTTTTATACACTGATCGCATTTTTTTCTGTAGTATACTTTGCCTTTTCTACGATAGTTAAATGCCACAGGTCGTACTTTACACTTGTTACAAAGCGGTCTAATATGTGTTTTTTTTCTAGGTTTATCTTGCATTGTTAATTGTATTTAATACCTTTAAAGGTAAATGGATTGCCCTAGTTTTTCCAGAAAAACTATAAATACTAGCATAGTAATACAACACATTATATAATGTAAAGCAGGGAGATTAAACATGCCAACACTAACATCACCAGGTGTATCAGTTAGCGTAACTGATGAATCAATGTATGCTCCAGCCGGTCAAGGCACTGTTCCTCTTGTAGTTGTTGCAACAGCACAAGACAAAACAGATCCAAGCACTGACGCAGTAGCAGTAGGTACAACTTCTGCAAACGCTGGAAAACCATTTTTGGTAACATCACAACGTGAACTGGTTACAACTTTTGGCGAACCTTCATTTAAATCAGTAGCAGGTACACAGATACATGGCGACGAGAGAAATGAATACGGTTTGCTATCAACTTATTCATATTTAGGAATTTCAAACAGAGCATATGTTGTAAGAGCAGATGTTGATTTAGATCAACTAGAAGCTTCATCAACAGCTCCACAACTAACACCAAACAACGGAACATATTGGTTAGATGTACAAAATACAGACTTTGGTCTATTTCAAGGTAATGCATCAGCAGGCACTTGGGATAAAATAACACCAACAGTATTAGCAGACACACCAAGTTCTGCCGCAAGTAGTAACGTAGGAACCAACAACAAACCTAAAGCAACATATGGTGCAACAGGAGATTTTGTTGCAGTTACTTCAGTTGATCCAGTTATTGTGTATGAAAAAACAGCATCATCAACATGGGACGCAGTAGGTTCAGACTCATGGTCAACAGCAAAATCAAATGCTAATGTTTACATTCAGCCAGGTACAGGTACAGCACCAACAGTGGCTGACAATGACATCTGGTTAAAGTCTACACCAGCAGGTCAAGGTGCTAGTATTGTAGTTAAAGTTTACAACTCATCAACAGGTGCATGGGAAACTAAAACATCAAATATGTATGTTAACGATGATGCCGCAACAGCAGTTGAAGGCGCCGCATTAACACAAAATGATGTTTATGTACAGTTCGATGATGATGGCGACGAAGATTATGCAAATTATATTGCCAATAACTTTGTATCAGCATCAGCAACAATTGAAGCTACATCATATTCAAAAACACAACGTGAAACAACTCCTGAAATTCAATATAGTTTGAAAATCAGAGGAGCTGGTACTTCAACTGTGGCTACTGGTGATGCATCATCACTACATGCCGCAAGTTTAACAGGTACTTTCAAACTTAATGGTCAGGCAATTACGCTTTCATCATCAAATCTTGAAAACATTGTTACAGCAATTAACAGTGAATTTGGTGCCGGCCAGACACATGCGGCCGCAGGTATCACAGCATCTATTGATTATAGATCAGCAACAAGACAGTATTTAAAAATCACAAGAACTGGCGGTAAAGAAATTTACATTCAAGACGGTTCAGGTGTAACTACTTCTGACTTAGGATTTACTGATAACAAATCAACAGGTTCAACAGCATACTATCACAAATCATTATGGAGCGATCTTTCATATGAAGCATCAGCAACAGCACCTACTAAAGATCCAGTAAATGGCACACTTTGGTACAGCTCAAGTCAAGATGCTGATATCTATATTGCTACTAATGATGGTGGTACTATGAAATGGTTAGCATACGCAAACTCAAAAGACAGGTTTGATGCTAACTCAGTTGTGTCAGGCGGTATTAAAGATCTACAGATTGTATCTGAAGAGCCAACTGCACAATCAGATGGTACTGCACTAGAAGATGGCGATCTTTGGATTGATTCAAATGAATTAGATGTTTATCCAAAAATCTACAAATGGAACAACAGTGACTCAGAATGGAACTTATTAGACAACACTGATCAAAGCACAGCAGATGGTGTTGTGTTTGCAGATGCAGTAGGTAACCCAGCAGGTGCAGATGAAGATGCACAAGACTGGGGTTCAGCTTACAGCAACTTCCATTCAGACGCTCCAGATCCAGCAGTGTATCCAGAAAACATCTTGTTGTTTAACACAAGACTTTCAGGTTACAATGTGAAAAAGTTTGTAACCAACTACACATTTGATGGTACAAACAACGGAGACATTTGGGTAACAGAATCAGGTCTAAAAGAAGATGGTTCACCTTACATGGGCAGAGCCGCTCAGAGAAGAGTTGTTGTTTCAGCAATGCAATCAGCACTAGTTGACAATGATGATATCAGAGCAGAATCTAGATTCTTTAACTTGCTGTCAGCACCAGGTTATCCTGAACTGCTTGACGAACTAGTAAGTTTAAGTACAGATAGAAAGCAAACAGCATTTGTTGTTGCTGACACACCTTTTAGATTAGCACCAGATGGAACGTCAGTTCAAAACTGGGCAACTAATGCCAACAATGCCGCTTCAAACGGTGAAGATGGTTTGATTACAGCATCACCATATGCGGCTGTGTATTATCCATCAGGCTTTGCAACTAACTTAGACGGTAATGAAGTGGTAGTACCACCTTCACACATTGCTCTAAGAACATTGGCTTACAATGACTCAGTTGCATTTCCATGGTTTGCACCGGCAGGTTATACAAGAGGTTTAGTTGACAATTCAACTTCAGTAGGTTTCATTAACTCTGAAGAAGAATATCAGCCAGTAACACTGTCTGAAGGTCAAAGAGACACACTGTACGCAAACAAAATCAACCCAATTGCATTTATTCCAAACAGAGGCTTGGTAGTATTTGGTCAAAAAACACTTTCACCAACTGCAACAGCAATGGACAGAGTAAATGTATCAAGATTAGTTGTGTATCTAAGATACCAATTGGATCTACTAGCAAAACCGTTCTTGTTTGAACCAAATGACGAAACAACAAGAAGACAGGTCACTGACACATTTAACAGATTTATGTCTGGTTTAGTGTCTCAGAGAGCACTGTACGACTTCTTGGTTGTTTGTGATGATTCAAACAACACACCTGCTAGAATTGATAGAAACGAATTGTATATAGACATTGCTATACAACCAGTAAAAGCAATTGAGTTTATCTATATTCCGGTACGTATCAAAAACACAGGTGAGGACTTAGCTGGTTAATATTATCAAAATAAAGGGGTAGTTTCTATCCCTTTATTTTACCTTTAAAAAATATTTTATACAACAGAATATTTGACAAAGGTGTAAATAAATTTATAAGGAGCAGATAAAATGGCAATTACCACAAATAAATTTGGTGTACCAGTAAATGGCGCTCGTTTTGGTATTTTACAACCTAAATTAAAATACAGATTTAGAGTCGAGTTTACAAACTTTGGTCCAATTGGCGCACAAGTTATTGAGTTAACAAGAAACGTGATGTCAGTGACAAGACCAAAAGTGTCACACGAAGAAGTGCCGATTCATTCATACAATTCTGTTGCTTACATTCAAGGCAAGCACACTTGGGAAGCAATTCAGCTCACACTAAGAGATGACATTTCAAACCAAGTATCAGGTCTTGTAGGTCAGCAAGTACAGAAACAGATGAACCACTTTGAACAAACATCAAGCAACACAGGTTCTAATTACAAGTTCAATACAACTATTGATATTTTAAATGGTGATGACGATAGTCA